CCACCAGTTTGGTTGTAACTATTAATCTTTTTTAAATGAAATATATTAATGAGTAATGTAATAAAAATAAAACGTAGTGAAACTGCTGATTCAATTCCTACAACTAGTGACCTAGCAGTAGGTGAAATTTGTATGAATGTTGCAGACCAGAAATTATATACAAGAAAATCAGATAATAGTATTGTAACAATTTCAGATGTTACAACTGGTAAGGCATCTCTTGAATTAGTTTCAGACGATGCAGGTGCTACATCAGGCCCGGCACTAGATTTATACAGAAATTCTTTTTCACCATTTGATTCAGATGACATTGGTGAAATAAAGTTTCAAGGGGAAAATGATAACAGTGATAAAGTTGTATTTGCAAAGATATCTAGTAAGGTTACAGATGCTTCTGCTAATACTGAAGATGCAATCTTAGAATTTCATGTACAAGAAGCTGGTTCAAGTACAACTGTTATACAAATAAAAGGTGATGGTATTCATATCACTTCAGGAAATAAAATTACATTTGCAGATGGTACATCAATGTCAACAGCACCTGCTGCATCAAACTCTGTTACAATGGCAATCGCACTAGGATAAAAATATGGCTGCAACAAAATGGAATCTCGATTTAAATGCTGGTCAGGATTGGATGGCTGCAATAAATTTATTGACAGCTGATGGTTCTGCAAACCGTGATATAACTGGTCATACACTTGAATCAAAAGTAAGAAGACATCATAAATCAGTAGCACCTATTGCAACCGTGACAGTGGTTGTTGTTGATGCAGCTGCTGGTAGTTTAACATTAATGTTATCTAATACACAAACCAGTTTAATGAAAAACGGAAAGTATGTTTATGATGTTGAATTGACAAAGGTTAGTACTGGTGTTAAAGAAAGAGTTATAGAAGGTGTATTCACAGTTAGAGCCGAGGTAACAGCATAATGCCAATTAAAGTAACGAGCAATAACGGTAATCCAATTTTTTCATCTTCACCACTATTGACATCAAGTGCAGGACTAAGTGGCGGAGGAGGAGGTGGCGGTGGTGGTTCCTCTAATGATTTTCTTGTAGATTTAAAAGATGTTAATAAATCAGGACTAAACGATAATGATGTTTTAGTTTATGATGCTGGAACAGGAAAGTTTATTCCTATCGACAAATCTATAATCAACGATAATGATGGTGGTGTATTCTAAAAAGTTTTTAAGTGGTGGTTTACATTTTGTAATGCGTGGAGTAGGGAGTGATTTTTATAATATTATTGTAATGTAATTAATTTGATTAAACCAAAAAACAATATTTAAAAGGAATAAATTAATGGCTAATACTATTCAAATAAAACGATCTTCCGCAAATGCTGCTGCCACTGGACTTGGTAAAGGTGAGCTTGCATGGGTAGATCACGGTACAGGTGGAGCAGCAGGTATTCTCTACATTGGTGATATGACAGGTGCTGGTGCAGCTGTACGAAAAGTTGGTGGGCCCGGTTGGGGACTAGAGTTGTTGACCAATACAGCTTTGACAGGTAATCCAACTGCACCATTACAAGCAGCAGATAATGATTCAACACGACTTGCTAACACAAAATATGTTGATCGTCAAGTTCTTGCTTCTACAGCTCCTATTTCACAAGCAAATGATACATCCATCTCCGGCCCTGCTGCTGGTCATGTATTGATCTATGATGGAACAAACTCATGGGACAATAAACCTCTGTCTGGTGACGTTACTATTGATGCTGCTGGTGCAGTAGTTGTTACAGGTGTTGCAGCTAACGCTGTTGCTCTTGGTGTTGATACAACTGGTAACTACATCTCAACGGTTACAGGTACAGCAAATGAGATTGAAATTACAAATGGTGCTGGTGCTGAAGGTGCAGCGGTAACTGTTGGTCTTCCTAACAATGTAACAATCACAGGTAACTTGATTGTTAGTGGTACGACTACAACTGTTGATTCAACTGTTGTAACTATTGCTGATCCTATCTTTAGTATTGGACAAAATGCCACAGACGATAATAAAGATCGTGGTGTTGAATTCAAATACAATGATGGTTCTGCAAGACTTGGTTTCTTTGGTTACGATGAAAATACTGGTGAGTTCACTGGTTATACCGCAGCTACAGCATCATCAGAAACATATAGTGGTACACGAATGAATGGTAACTTTGGTAATGTTGCTGGTACATTGACAACTGCTTCACAGACTGCTATTACTGGTGTTGGTACGATTACAACTGGTACATGGACTGGCACAACTGTTGGAACACAATACGGTGGAACAGGACAGAACTTTTCTGCTTCAACTGGTGTTATGTCTTTCAATAGTGGAACAGCAAGTGTTGCTTCCGAATTGCCTGTAACCCTTGGTGGTACTGGTATTCAAGCGGTTGCTACAAACGGTCTGTTGATCGGTGCAGGTACGGCTGATATGACTGTTCTCGCACTTGGTGCTGCTGGTACGATGCTGTCAGTTAACGCTGCAGGTAATGGTATCGAATGGAATGCTGTTATTAGTGGTGGTACTTTCTAAATTCGTTTAGAAAACAACATAGTAGATTTACAGAGGGGGATGGGGTTTTCCCTGTCCCCCTTTTTTTTTCTTATAAATACAAACAGGTAGTCAAATGCAATTTGAACAAACCGCTGACCTGATTGAAAAGTTAGGTGTGCCAATTGTAGGTTTATTATTAATTGGGTGGGGGTTCTGGAAAATTGTAAAATGGTTACAAGATTCTCTTACAGGAAAGATAGCATATCAAACAGAAATATTAGTTCAGCTCATAGATCGTATTAGAGTTTTACAAACAGATATTTTAAAGTTAGATACGATGGTTCGCACAAAGTATGGTTTAGATGTTGATGAAAATAGAATCCAAAGAGCTGATGAACCAGCAAAGAGAAAAAGAAGTAGGTAATTTAATAATTCTATATAGGAGTTTATGAAATGAATCAAGCAACGGTAGGAACTGATGGACTAGAACAAGAGGGATTTGTAGAAGCAGAAGGTTTGGAACAACCAAAACCAAAAGCAAAAAAAACAAAAGAAAAGAAAACACCACTTGCTCAACCAGCACCAATTGATCCAAGTATTACAGTAGAACAATTACAATCACAACTTAATTATGCACAGAAAATAATTAATATCCTTCAAGGAAAAGTAAACGAAGCAAATGGTGTTATTGTTCAACTAGAAGCAAGAATACAAATAGCCGATGAAGACAAACAAAATATTTTGAAGCAAGTAGAAGTAATGGGAATTACTCCACAATAACAAGAGGATAATAGTATGGCAGCAGTAACTACAAGACAAGGACTGATAGACTATTGTTTAAGACGATTAGGACAGCCTGTTGTAGAAATCAATATAGACGAAGATCAACTTGAAGAACGAGTTGATGACGCTTTGGAATACTTTCAAGAATATCATTTCGATGGTGTTGAAAAGGTTTTCACTAAGCACGTTATTACAGCAACTGATATTACGAATGAGTATATCACAGCTGCTGACCCTATCATTAGTGTGGTTAGGGTTCTGCCTATTCCTAGTTTTGATTCCTTTCAGGGTGGTTTCTTCAATGAAGAGTATCAATTGCGTCTGAATGACTTGAATACTTTTTCAGGTTCTTCATTGATTCAATGGGAAATGACTCAACAAAACTTTTCGTTAGTTGAAGAATTATTTTCTATTGCACCAACAATGCTTTTTAATAGAAAACAAAATAGAGTTTATTTAGAAACTGATTGGGCTACAAAGTTTATTGTCGGTAATGTTATAATCATCGAAGCATATCAATCTCTTAATCCTGCGACATACGCTGAAGTATATAACGATATGTTTCTGAAAAAGTATTGTACTGCTTTGATTAAAAGACAATGGGGAGAAAACTTGAAAAAGTTTGCAGGGGTTGTATTACCCGGCGGTATAACACTTGATGGTAAAACAATTTATGACGAAGCTGTTCAAGAGATAGAAAAAATAGAAGAAGAGATGAGTCTTAAATACGAATTACCTGTAGATGGATACGTAGGCTAATATGGCAACTAATAACTATTTTAAAAATTTCAATTCATTTCCACAACAAGAATTACTTAATAGTCTAACTAGAGAAGTAATTCAAATGAGTGGTATTGATGTTTTGTACTTGGTAAGAACATCCGTTAAGATAGATGATATTCTTAATGAAGATGTTCTATCTAAATATGAATCAGCAGTCGAAATAGAAATGTATGTTAATACACCTGAAGGTTTTGGTGGTGCTGGTGATATTGCAACAAAGTTTGGTCTTGATGTTCAAGATGAATTAAACATGATAGTAAACAAAGAACGGTTCTTTAAAGAGACAGGAATGGCTGCACCTAGAGAGGGTGATTTGATATATTTTCCTTTGGATAGTAATCTTTTTGAAATAAGATTTGTTGAAGATGAAAAACCATTTTATCCTTTAGGTAAAAACACAGTCTATGAATTGACTTGTGAGAAATTTGTTTACAGTCAAGAGGAGTTTGCATTACCTGATGACGGTACAGGTACAAAAGAAATCTTTGATAAGTATGAAAGAAAAAATGCAATCACTATACAACTAACGGTTGCAGCTGGTTCATTACTGTATAAAGCAGATGAAACAGTTTATCAGGGTGCAAGTTTAGCTGGTGCTACTGCAACTGCACAGGTTGCTGATTTTAATGATGCTTCTGGTGTTCTAAATGTTTTTCAAGTCACTGGTGATTTTGCAGTTGGACAAAATATCATTGGTGTAAAATCTGCAACTACTAGAAGTATGACAAAGATTAATGACCAGATTCAGGTATCAAGTGAATACTCAGATAATATTACATTTGAAACAGAAGGTGACGGGGTGCTAGATTTTAGTGAACTTGACCCTTGGAGTGAGGGAGACTTATAATGTTCGGAAAATATTTTTACAATAAAAACATAAGAAATATAATTGTATTGTTTGGTACAGTCTTCAATGATATTACAGTAAAAAGAACTACTAATAATGATGTTACTAAAAATCAATTTAAAGTTCCCATTGCATATGGCCCAGCAGAAAAGTATTTAACTATATTAGAACAGGGTCAACTCAATGCAAACGCAAAAAAGTCCACATTGACTTTACCAAGAATGTCATTTGAAATTGAAACAATGACATACGATGCTACAAGAAAGTTGCAAACGAAAAAAAGAATGAGGGAAGCAAAACCTCTAGGAACTATTGATAGTATCAAAGTTACGAATGGTGGTAGTGGTTATACTTCTGTTCCAACTGTTACAGTACAAAATCCTCCAACAAATCTTAATGCAACTGCAACAGCAGTTTTAGGAACAGCTGTATTAGGTACTGCTGACCAAGTTGTTAGTATTACCCTTGATACCGTTGGTACTGGTTATACTTCAAGGCCTAATGTTACTATCACAGGTGGTGGTGGTTCAAAGGCAACGGCAGAAGCAAACTTAGATGCAAGTACAACCACAGTAGTAACTGGTTATGTACCCGTTCCATATAATTTTGATATCACACTTTCTATCATGGTTAAGAATAGTGATGACGGAGCTCAGATACTAGAACAGATTTTACCATACTTCACACCAGAGTATCATGTTACTCTAAACGAAATGGCTACACTTGGAGTGAAGAGAGATATACCAATTGTAATGAATAGTCTATCAACCGAAGATACTTATGAAGGTGACTTTCTTACTAGAAGAGCATTGATACATACTTTAGGTTTTACTGTTCAAGGTTATTTCTATGGGCCTTCAGAAGATCAAGGAATTATTCGTGAAGTTGATGCAAACATTGGTGCAAACTTTAACGATAAGAAAGATACAAACATTGACATAAAACCAAATCCACTTACTGCTGATCCTGATGACGATTTTGGTTTTACTACTACAACAACTGAATTATAATTTATGAAGAAAACTACAGTGCAAAAATTAAATGATGTTTTAGATATTGCTGACGATATTATTGATATACCAGAAGTACAAAAAGAAATGGTACGTCCTGTAACCGTTGGTACGACTGACTTAACGAGTGACTATGATTTCTCAAGAGATCAATATCATAGTTTAATCGAAAAAGGTAATGACGCACTTGAAGAACTTTTGTCAA